ATGACCCACGGAAAAGTCCCTAAGGAACGCATGAGACGAGTCCATGGGCTATCAATCCTATTTATCAGCAGCTTTGCCGTTTGGTTGCTCTGGAGCTTCTTCTTCAGCTTTTGGTTGTTTTACAACTTCATACTTATTAGGTAATGATTGTTCCATAGCATCAGCTTCAACTCTTGCACCCAGGGCTGCTAAAGTAAACAACCTTTGAAATAAAGGCAACACTTGAGTTTCATCCTGATTTACTCTTGCAAGTTTGTTTTTAGCATCATCAGATAGATGTTCAACTTTATAGTTTCTGATCTCTCCACCAATACTTAAATTAATATTATCTACTGGTTGAGGTTGTGCAGCTTCGTTATTAGTTTTTTCTTTTTCCATTTTTACTCCTTATTTAAAATGGGATGTCATCATTAGACATATTATTACCTGTTTCGTTTTCTTTTGGAAAAGGTATTTGGTTTTCATTACCACTATTAACATTCGGCTCTACTTGAAATGTAAGAACTGGAGCATTAGATTTTCCTCCTTCTTTTCTTTTCCAAGATTTAACATTTAAGCGTAGCTCTATGCCAACAATGTTTCCGTTTGCATCTTTAATAAGAAAAGGGTAAGCATTTCCCTCCTTATCATAAGTTACTAGACTTTCAATATCCTTAACAATAACCTCATCTTTGTAGTTGGTATCACCATTCTGTATTTTTAGATGTAAACCAGCTCCTTTATTCCCTGTAAAATCTGGTTTGCCGTCTTTGGCATCTTTTTTGTAATCGTTTTTCCAAACACCGCCTTTATTTAGATATTCTTTTTTATCCATTTTTCTTCTCCCGTTTTGCCCAGTCAGACATAACCTTATTAATTATGTAGGAATTAGACCTGTCATAAAATCTATGGTTTCTATCATTTCTGGATTTATCCATAACATGACTTACCTCTACAGGAAGCCTTGTAGTCATTGATACTTTACTCATTTTTATTCTCCACTAATTTAGTATAGATCCTAGGTTTACCCTCTTCTCTGTAGCCCTCTACCTGATCGTAAGGTATCTCTAGGTCCTTCACCATTCTGGTGTAGTTTATACGCCCTTTGGCGTGTGTCATATGACACTTAACCGTAGGCGTGCTAAAGGCTCCACTATGCTTTTCAACCAGCTTGTCAGCGAGTTCTCTTTTCTCTGCTTCCAACGGTTTCTTAGCTTCGTCTAGCTTCTTTAGTTTGGCAATAATACTTGCTAATTTAGATGTATCATCATCTTCATCAACAGGTTTATAGTTCACTCCAGGCTCTTCTTTATCTTGAGCCCATCTTGTAATAACTTCTGGGTTTTCTAGTTGTTCTTTATACCAAACAAGAAATTCTTTTGCTTTTGGTATATATCTTTCAGCCCAAGTTGGGTCTCTTTCAACCCACTCTGTTTTAATTTCATTCGGTGTCCACTGCACAAAAAGCATTTCATCTAAATCCATACACTCCATACCAAGCTGCATTTGGTGCCAATAGTTTCTTCTAGATTCTTTGACATTCTCTACTGGTTCACTAATTGGACATTTGATCTCTATAGCTGATCTTTTATTATCTCTGCCTTTTTTAAGCAAACCATCTGGCGACATACCCATCCAATCATGCTCTTTATGTTTTACAAAAGATGTTGGAACTATTTGATAGCCCATTTCTTTAAGTGCTTGTATGGCTACAGGCTCATGGTCTGTTCCCCACTTCATTGCATATATAGCATTTTGGTTAAAAGGATCCTGTTTCATATTGTTATCAGCACGATACATTTCTCTACCCAGAGCTTCCCATTGGTCTCCAGTTGTATATATACATTCTCTAACAGCTTTCTGCCACCTAGTTCCAGTAATAATACCTTTTCTTTGTTCGTGCCATTCAGGCGTTCCTTGTTTTATTTTCATAAAATATCCTCATCTTTTTTGGCTTTTGCTGCTTTTTTATCTTCAACCCATTTTGCATATGCAGATGTAAGTTCAGCTTGAACTTCTTTATCGTCTGTAATTTGAAATGTTTCTAGGTGTCTTTGATATATTTTATCTGACTCAGATTTTCTTTTTGGTTGCTCATCTTCTAAATCTTTTAACATATCAGCAACATGGTTTTCAGGTTTATCATCTTCTACTATATTGTTAGATGCAGCAGTTGACTCTTGACCGTCATCATCTCTAGCACCAATACCACAAGCAGTAGCTAAAGCATATCTTCTTGCATATGTAAGTGCTGAACCAAATTGTTGAGCATTATTTTTTGTTGCTGGAACCATAAGTTGACCAGCATTTAGTTCTGCACCATGTCCATAAAAGACCGTCTCTACAACAACACCTCTTTCACTAGCTACTGTTTTTTGTTGGTAATAAACACCGTTTCTATTAAGGGGTGGCTTGACTGTATTGATAACAGCCTCAAGGGTTGGATAGCCACCAAAGTGTGTGGTCCCATCTTTTACAGCGTGGTCAATTTCGTTTTGTGCTTTCAATAAAGCATCGATAAGATTATTCATATTTCCTCCAGTTTGTAATAAGTATAATGATATAAATTAATAAATCAACTAATTTTATGTATTTACTTTATTTTATTTTTAGTGTTAAATGTAAATGAGGAAACAAAATGTCAGTAGAAAACATTACAAAAATTATTTACCTTAAAGTTACACCAACACAAAAACTAATTCTTTTTACTTTAGCTAATTGGTCAGACCAATATGGTCAAGCATATCCATCACACGAGACACTAACCAAGGTTACTTGTTTATCTTTAACTGCTGTCAAAGATAATTTAAAAAAGTTAAAAGATGCTGGCTATATTGACTGGGAAAAACGAAACAATACAAGCAATCTTTACACTTTAAAG